GTGAGATCGCTGTAGGAGATAGTGGTTCGGTGTCCTCTATCGAGAACCCAAATAACTTAGCCATGATTTATTGTATCTTTCTTCTATTTAGTTACCCATTAGGACCGCCAGCCCCAGCAAGAGAGAATGTCTGAACTTGGAAATCGACGGTAAATTCTTCGATTGCATCTGAAGAATCATAAGAAAGATCAATAGCAGATATATTTGTTGGGAAAATATCAACAAACTCATACTCTTTTAATACTGCATTAGCATTTCCATCACTGGTTTTGCTACTTGAAGACTGTCCTCTACCAAGTTGATAAACTTTAGCATTAGTCATATATGCTGTAGGATCTGTAGCACCAAGGTTATTTGAAAGTTTTGAAATTAAATCCATCCACTCTTCAAATGCATTCCTAAGTTTAAACCCTTCATCATTTATGATTGTAACTGTCCATACATCAAAAGTTCTGTCTCCAGCAACTTTGAAAATACGACCCCTGAACGGAACATCAATGTTGGCAATATTAGATGCAGGTAAAGACGCTGCTTTACACATATATCTAAAATTGTCGGCATCCCAAGTAATTCCAGCAGGTAAAGTTGTTAATTCAACTTCAAATAAATTAGGCCTTGCACCGCCCCCAATGAGGGCGGCTTTAAATTGAGAAATCGTTTTATTCTCTCTGGTTGTTGCCATTTTTAGTGTGCTCCTTGTTGTTATTTAGATGATAATCAATTAAACTCGACCTGCGACTTCTTCAAATGAAACGCCTGTTCTAGTAGCAACAAACGTAAGTGTTACGTAGTTGATAGACTTGGCAGGTTTCAAGAAGATGTCAGCTCTAAATTCATTGTTATCTATAACATCAGGGGTATTGTTTGATGTATCGCAAACAACTAGGAATCCGTAGAGTCCACGTTTTGCTTCAATATCCCTTAAGTAAGGTTCAACAATGTTTCTGAAGTTTGCTCTGGTCAACTCATCGTTGAGTTCAAAGAGTTGTGCTTCTGCAGCCTTTTGAAGTGCTTGCTCAATCGTTAAGAATAAACGACGAACATTGATTCTATCAAAGGCAGATGCATATGCGAGAGCAGTCTTATCACCAAAGAGCAGTGTTCCTGTTCCTGGTTTTGTAATAACCGCATTAATTCTCTGCGGATATAGTTGATCTCTTTGATCCTTAGTAGGATTATATGCAAGTTTAACTGCATTATTAATCATACCTCTTTGCTGTCCAGCAGGAGAGAACCAAGGATATGCAACAACATTTGTCCTACACATTAGTCCCGCTACATCAGCGTTAGTTGGAATCCAACGGAACTCATTATTAAATCTATCGTATGTATACTTGTAACCACTATCAAATATTGCATAAGATGATGAAGTTAGTGGACTAAAGTATGTAAGTAAATTAGTCGTCTGCGTTGTTGTATTGGTAACATTAACAATGTCTCCCTTATGGGGTCCAATAGTAGCAACACAATCCTTTCTGTCTGCAGCAATAGCAATCAATTTATTTGCTTTTGCTTGTGATTGATCCTTAGCACCAAGACTTGGGCCCATGATCAAATAATCAACTTGAACTTCATCCTTGTTAGAGAACTTATCATAGGATGTCATCAAGTCTGATAGTGTGGCAGTCATACCACCATTTTCACCAGTTGAAGGAACTCCAGCAGAGTAATCTTCTCCGTTTCCTAAAGTATAAGTTACGTTACCGATAGCAGCGAACGTATTATCCTGTGCTTTTTGACCCCAAAGACCTTGAGCAGTTGTGTTCTTAGTCCAAGTAGTTGAGAAACCAGTTGCTCTTGGTTCAACAGGATGACCAGCCTTAGTATTATGTGCTGTGTCAATTGCTTGTGATGGATTGTATCCAGCATAAACATTTGGTGAGAAATCTGCAAGGAACTGTTTGTACCAGATCTTCTGTGGAGAATTTACTGCAGATATAGTATCTAATGCTTTAGATAGAGATACATGCTTCTCAAGAATCTGTCCTTTAATTCCAGTAACTGTTCCATAGTCATCAACGATAGCAACGTGAAGACCGTCATTCTTACCGTTTCTGTCAGTTACATAAACGTTAGAAGTTGGTTTTGGTGCTAGTGACTTCCAGTAAACTACTGAATTCTCTAGTGCCAATGTCTGATTGTTGTACCAGTCTGATGTTGTTTGAACAGGGAATACTACAGCAGTCTTACCACCACCAGTAGTACCAGTGTTAATACCAGCGTTATTTACGAACCAAACGCTATCAGATGTATCGAATGCTGCATACTGAGTGTTCTCTGCATAACTTATTCTAGTTTCAGTTCCACTACCATCAACTCTTGCAGTAATCTTAACATCAAAACTACTTGCACTGTCTGTAGAGTCAGTAGTAACACCAGTAATAATACCTTTAAGATATCCACTGAATGTTGATGTGCTTCCTGCACCAGGAACAACTACATCTGAAAGTGCAGCAGTAACACCGTAACCTATAATAGCACCAGCAGCATATGGATCTGTTGTTGTAATTCCGATTGTCTGATCTGCTAGATCATCAATGAAGCAAACTTTCAGTCCATTGGACCAAGAACCTGGGTTCTTAGCAGACCATGTATAAGCTGAGGACTCGCTGTAATTTTCTTGGTAATCGTCGTAATTCTTAATTTTGAGTGTAGCAGTAGATGCAGCACCAACGCCAGCATTGGCATTATTTAAATGTGTGCTATCTGTTCTACAAACCTTTAAAACACCACCGTATCCTAAGTAAGATGCTGCACTCATCCAATATGCATATTGTGCATCTGTTGAAAGTGGTTTTCCGAAGACATTAATCAAGTCTTCTTCCGTAGAAATATCAATAGGTTCATCAATAGGTCCAATTGGAAATGGTCCTGCAATAGCACCAATGTTATCCAATACATTCTCAGCTCTTCCTACCGTTAAGTCAACCTCCCTGGTCAGTACTCCAGGAGATAATTGAGGAGTCGCCATGCTTTTTGTCTCCGTTAGTCTCAGTTTATCTGAAAATATTTATTAAAAACTACATTTACGACAGGTATTCCCACATATAAGACTTATCACCATATTCATCTGCCTTAAACCATCTATCTCCTTCATCATCAACAAAGTTATCATCACCCATTCCATCGTCCATAAAACCAAAGGGTGCCATGTCCTGTTCTATTGCATTTTTCTGTTCTTCATATAATCTTTTTCTTACATCCTGATCAGTTAATTCCTTAAAATAATCCTGTTGAACTAACCATGCATATATGACAAGACACATTGCAAGGTCATCATTACACCCATCTTCTGCTTCAAATGAATTATTTTTTTGAATGAATGTAGTTAATTCACTCATAATATCATAGTCGCATGAGAGAAGTTTATCTGACTCTATTAATGTCTTTAAGTTAAGAGCACCAACTTTCTTTACAGTCTTGGACATCTTAACACCAAGTTGAGTCTTTTTACCAGAGAATCCCTGACCTACAACTTGACCTGCTCTACCTCTCATAGAACACATTAACAAGTTCTTATACTCCAAATCATAATTTAATATAGATGCTACTTGATCTCCTACATCATTTACTTCACATAAAACAAATGCATCATTATAACTTTTCCCAACATCATTAATAATGGTAGGGAATAACATTGGTTTTATTTCATTATTTCTATACTTAGCTACAACTGAATGAGGAAACTCTGTAATATCAATTACAACAAAAGCAGAGTAATCTTTATTTACGCCACGAGCAACGTCTACTGCCATAGCATAATCATGTCCTTTTATTGGATCAACATATACATCTAAACCAGCACTTCTTGTAGATGGTTCTTGATAAACCATCGTCCTTAATTTACTAGGAGCAATAAGAGTATCAACAGATCCTAAGAACTCACACTCAAACTCAATCTTAAATTGCTGTTCTGATGTGTTTGCAATTGTCTGTTCTCGCCAAACATCATCCCTACCTGGAACTTCAGACCAATGAACATCCGTAGGAATATATTGATTCTTTCCTCTTTCTGCATCATGCCAATACCTATAAAAATGGTTCATCCCGTGAGGGGTAGATACCATTATTACTTTCGTACTTTGGCC